ACTAATAAACAAATGTTTGACTGGATAAGGTCTCATTGTAATTTTGATCAATTAATATGGGAGTTTGGTGATGATGACAATCCGGCATGGATACACGTAAGTTATCAAGGAGAAGGTAAAAACAGAAATAGAGTTTTACTTGCTGAAAAAGAATTTGGTAAAACTATATATAAAATAATTAAATGAGTAAAAAAAAATCTTTCAAGGATACTGGAGTCGGAAAATTTTTATTAAATAAAATTCCAGGTATAGTAGGTGATATAGCTAATGACACTCCTGTGGGGTCAGTAATTAAAGCTATAATCGGGGGTAGTGACATGAGTGCTGAAGACAAACATATTGCTCTTGAAAAATTAAAAATAGAAGAAGCTGAAATGGAAGCGATTACACGAAGATGGGAATCAGATGGAAAAAGCGGATGGCTTACAGCAAATGTTAGACCTCTAACTTTAATATTTTTTTCTATTGCTTATGTAATAGGATGGTATTGGGGATTAGAATTAAATTCAATATCAGGTGTTTTGACTATAATAATAGGAAGTTATTTTGGAAGTCGTGGAATTGAAAAAGTAATGGGTAATAATAAACATAAATAATAATGGCAAAAAAAGGTAGAACAAAAGGTAACAAAATATGTCCCGCTGGAATAGCTTGGGCAAAAAGAACTTTTGATACATATCCGTCAGCGTATGCGAATATGGCAGCAAGTAAATATTGTAAAGACCCTAATTACGCTAAGAAAGCAAAAAAGAAATAATTATGGATGCAAAAAAATTAAAACAAATAGCGTCAGAGCTTAGAAAAGCTTCTGCTATGCACAAAGGACAAGCAGCAAAAATAGACAAGATGCTTAAATCAATAAAGAAAAAGAAATGAGTAAATTAGCAAAAGGTAATAGACCTAGAATTAAAAATGGAAAAAACAATTTAGGATTACAAAGTGTAATCCACGGAATAGATAATAACCCAGCAATAACAGCAGCTGATCCAAAAGCTAAGTTTATTGCAAAAAATAAATAATTATGCCAACAGTAAAATATACATGTCCAGATTCAGGAAAATCAATGACTAGAACTTTCCCTTACAATGCAGTAGGAAAAGCGCAAGCAGAAGAATTTTCAAAATTAATGAAAGGAAATAAAAAAAATAATCCTAATAGATACTCAAAAGGTTATTAATGGGAGAATTAAAAAAATGGGTTAAACAAAAATGGGTTCGAATTGGTACCGATGGTAAAATCAAAGGAGCTTGTGGTACAAGCAAAAATAAAAAGAACCCTGATAGATGTTTACCCTTAGCTAAAGCTAAATCTATGACTAAAGCTGAAAGAGCTAAGACAGCTCGTAAGAAAAAAGCAGCAGGTCGTAAAGGTAAAACAGTAGTTGCAAATACAAAAAGAGGAAGGGTAACTAAAAAATACACGAAATGAATGTGATAAAAGAAGAGTATGGCAGTAAGTAAAAAAAACATGAAGTGTAATGCGGTTCGTCCAAGCACAAGACCGGGTAAAAAGAAAATGGTCAAAGCTTGTGAGGGAGGTAAAGAAAAACTAATTCATTTTGGAGCTAAAGGTTATGGACATAATTATTCTGCGGCAGCAAGAAAAAGCTTTAGAGCTAGACATAAGTGTGGTACAGCAAAATCAAAACTAACTGCTAGGTATTGGGCGTGTAAAAAATTGTGGGCAGGAAAAGGCGGTAGCACCAAGTCTTCCCCTAAAAATAAACAAGGAAAATATTAGTATCTTTGTAAAATAAACAAATATTAAATAAATAAACAATGGCAATTATACCTAACGCACAAAAATTTCATACAGTCTCATCTACTGTAGATACAACTGACAGAGGATCAGCAGAATTTCAATCTCAGAGAGAAGTCTATACAATGCAAGATATTATCGATAGTATTCCTGCGGGCAGTTCAACAGATTTAAAAAATTTAACAGTAACATTATCAGCCGCTCAACTACTTAGTTTGAATGGAGGTGCAGAAATTGAGCTTATTCCGGCACCAGGCGCAAATAAAGTAATAGTAGTGGAAAATGTTATTCAGTTTTTAGATTTTAATTCAGTAGCATATAATTTTGCAGGAGCTTTAGGTCAAGTTGTTCAATTTAAACAAGGCGCTGATTTGGGAACTGGTTTAGATTTGTTCAATTTGAATTCTGCAGCGGATAAACTGGCATCAGGTAACACTGGGACAGACCCTTCAATTAATACAAGTGTTAGTGTACAATCAACTTCTGGAATAACAGTATCGCAAGGAGATTCTACTCTAAAGTTTTCCTTTTTGTATAGAGAAATAAATTTAGCTTAACTAAAAATAAATAAACAATGGCAATAATACCTATAGGACAAAAATTTCACACATTAACCTCGTCAACAGTTACTTCAGATCTAGGATCTGCAAGAGCAAATAGTGGTAGAGAAATCTATACAATGCAAGATATTATTAACACTGTATCTGCAACTGGAGGTTCTATAGATGGATCAGGTGTACAATACGCAATACCTGTATTTACAGACACTAATACTATAAGTAGTTTAGGTATAGGTACGGCAGGACAAGTATTAACTTCAGCAGGCCCAGGTGTAAATCCTTCGTTTCAAACAATATCAGCTGGAGCTGCAAATGTTACGGATACTACAAGCGGTATAAATATAACAAGCCCTGGCACTCAAAATATATTTATTGGGTTTGAAGCAGGAAACGTAAATAGTTCTAATGAAAATGTGTATATAGGTTATCAAGCAGGTGAGATAAGCACTGGTTCTGATAATACGTTTATAGGTAATGAGTCTGGTGAAAGTGCAACAACAGGAAGTCGAAATGTGGCCGTGGGACACGAGGCAGGTGAGAATATTGCCAATGGTAGTAATAGCGTATATATAGGATGGAATTCTGGCTCTGGAAATGGCGGCATAAGCGGAGCTGTTTCTGTAGGTGCAGGAACTGCAGCTGGAACTAACTCTGTATTTATTGGACTTGACACTGGAGCCCAAGTATCTTCAGCATCTTCAGTAGTAGCAATTGGTTATAGAGCTTTATACCAAGGAGCTGAAAGCGGCAACATAGGAATTGGATATGAAACTCATTACGTAGGTTCAAATGAATTTGTTACATCAATAGGTTATAAAGCATTAAGAAATTTAAACGAAGCCGATGAGGTATGGACAACAGCTGTTGGATATGAAGCAGGTTTTACTGCAACAGGAAGTGGTAATAATTCTTACTTTGGGCATAGAGCAGGATATGCAGTAACAACAGGAGCTGAAAACACATTAGTAGGAGCATTTGCAGGGGATTCTTTAACTACAGGTTCTAATAATATTGTGTTAGGATATAATGCTGCAGCAAGTTCTGTAAGTGTTTCTAATGAAATAACTTTAGGTAACGCAAGTATAACAGCAATCAGAGCAGCAGTAACATCTATAACTTCATTGTCTGATGAACGTGATAAAAAAGATATTAAAGATATTACATATGGATTAGGTTTTATAAATAAATTACAACCTAGAGAGTTTGTATGGAATAATAGAATAGAACAAAGAGAGTTTTTACCGCATTCAAAAAAGAAAGAAAGCGCTGAGCTTAAAGAAATTGTTAGCGCCAATAAAGGTAAAAAAGATTTCGGTTTTATTGCCCAAGAAGTACAAGTTCATGATGATGATACATTAAGATTGATATACGATGCTAATCCAGAAAAACTTGAAATGAGTTATGGAAAACTTGTGCCAATATTAGTAAAAGCTATACAAGAATTATCAGCAAAAGTTTCAGCTTTAGAAAACGCATAAAGTAAAATAATTTAAGTAAATTTGAAAAAATAATAATAAAATATAATATAATGAGTGAACAAGTAAAAAAAGTAAGTGAAGAACATTTAAATAAACTTCAAGAATTAAACCAACAATTCGCAGGACTTCATAAACAAGTCGGGGATTTAGAAGTAAGAAAACATCAAGTATTAAATGCTATTGATAATCTTAGCTCTGAATTCAAAACTTTTGAAGCTGAATTAATTAAAGAATACGGAGATAACGTAGTAATTAATTTAGAGTCAGGCGAGATAAAAGACAAACCAGAAGATGGCAAAGATAAGTAATTTAATAGCCTACCCTACTGTTGCACCGCAACTAGGAGATTATGTAATAGGTACAGATACATCCAACAGTAATGAGACTGTAAACTTTACACTACAGTCCATTGCTGACATAATCCCAGCGGACACACTTGCAGAAGTGTTGGCAGCAGGAAATACGGCTACTAATAATATTATCTTAACAGGCAATATTACTTTAACTGGAAACCTTTCAGTATCAGGTACAGTCACTGACAGTAGTGGTGATGTAGGTGTTTCACAAATTGGATCAACAATGTGGACGGCTCTGGCACATTAAACACATTAGCTAAATGGACTCCAGACGGTGATACATTGGGTGATAGTTCAATCACTGATGACGGAACTAGCGTTATAGTCTCTAATGATATATACCTACAAGGAAATACAATTCATATAGGAAATCAAGTTTCGGACTCAGCAATTGTAAATGGCACCATGACTTTCTTGCAAAACGCCAGAGTAAACTCTACATTGCAAGATGCGGGTGGGAATGCAGGTGGAATCGGTCAAGTGTTATCTTCGACTGTAACGGGAGTTCAATGGATAGATCAATTACCTTCCGGACTTAATTTTCAAGGAGCGTGGAATGCAGCTACAAATACCCCAGCATTAGCTTCAGGAGTCGGAGTGCAGGGTTATTATTATATTGTAGAAACACCAGGTACTACTAACTTAGATGGAAATAATAGTTGGCAAACAGGAGATTGGGCTATATTTAATGGCACGGCTTGGCAAGAAATTGATAATCAAAATATATTTTCAGGATCAGGAACTTCAAATACTATGACTAAGTGGACTGGAGCTCAGTCTTTAGGAAATAGTACTTTAACAGACGATGGAGTTACATTAACATCTACCAGTAATATAAGCTTTACAGGAACTACAAATGATCTTGGAACACCAGCTGGAACTAATCAGTTTTACGGTTTAAATTATTTTTACGGAAACGCAAGATTTGATGGCGAGCTAAGAGATGCGACTGGTGCTGCAGGTACAGCTGGGCAAGTATTATCAAGTATAGGAACTAAAGTTCAGTGGAAAAATGTAGTAGACGGAAGCGGTATTGCTAATAAATTACCTAAATGGTTAGACTCAGACACATTAACTGACAGTAGTGTATCAGATAACGCAGGAGCGGTAGCTATAACTAGTTCTACATTTACATGCAACACAACTGGAAATCAAGAAATGTCATCTGGAACAGGGGCGCTTACTTTTGTCGCAAATGGTGTTTCAGGAGCAATTAGTTTAACTAGTCTTTTAGATTTAAGATTAGATAGTCAAAATAATATAGAATTTAATGCTTCTAACATAACATCAAAAATAATTAACTATAGTCCTGCAGAATTCAAAAAAACTATTTTAGATAGTACAGGAGGCGCAGGAACAAGCGGTCAAGTATTATCTTCGACAGGAACCGGTGTTCAGTGGATTACTAACACACCATCACTCCCGTTAGCGGATGGAACAAGAATTGTAGTTGGTGAATTGACATCAGCCCAAATCTTGAATATTGCTACTGCTCCAGTAAATGTTATTGCTGCACCAGGAGCAGGTAAATTAGTAGTAGTAGATTCTGTTGTAACTAAATACAATTTTGTTACCAGTGCATATTCAGGTACCCTTGGTCTAGAGATGAAATATTCATCTCCAGCTGGACAGCCTATTTTTTCGAGCACCGCTAAATTAGATATATCAGGTACTTCTGATAAATACGCTTTAGATTTCGGTATTTCATTTGGTACTGGAATGACTTCTATGAGTGAAAATCAAAGTATAGAGATTCGTGATCCTGGCTCCAACCCAACTGGCGGCGATAGTACAGTTTTGTATAATATAAAATATAGAATTTTAAATACTGCTGATCTTACGGTAGATTTAACATAGTTTTGTAATAAAATAAAATTTAATTTATTATGGATATAAGAAAGATTTCCATAGGCGCTGATTATAAGTCAAGTGCAATGCATTATTTAATAGGGCAGTCTGTCTTAGGTGGTAGTTACACAATACATTTAATTAAACACGATTCTTTAAATAGTTCAATAAAAATTTGGATTGAACAAAATAATGAAGTATTATTATGGAAAGAATTTAATTCTAACATGCCTATATCTATAGAATATAATATAAATTTTTAAGTATGTCAAAAATAGTTATTGAAGAATTAAAAGAAGAACTTGATATATATATTGAACAAAAAAAACAACCGGGTTTGACGTTTGAAAAAGAAATGCAAATAGCAGATAAAATTCACAACATCAAAATGAAATTAAATGGAGTAAAACCAACAGATACATACATAGATTGTATAGGTTGTGGCTCATAAATTAAAAAATGAAATCACCTTATTATTTTATAGTAAAACCTTTAAAGGGAAGAAGATATGACAATGTAAAAAAAATAGGAGGTATAGATTTTTTTACAAGCGTTTCTCAAGAAGATCACACGGCTTCTAACAGATTTGCTGAAGTAGTCAGTTGTCCGTTAAATTATAAGGGAGAAATAAATACAGGAGATATATTGTTAGTTCATCATAATGTTTTTAAAATATATTATGACATGAAAGGTCGAGAAAAAAGCGGAAGAAGTTTTTTTAAAGAAGATTTATTTTTTATTGATTACGATCAGTTTTATATGTATTATAATAAAGGTAAATGGCAAACTCATTCTAAGTATTGTTTTATAAAACCCGTACCTGTAAGAGAATCAATAATTATGAAACCAGTGGAAGAAGAACCTCTTGTAGGTATAGTTAAATATTCTAATCAAAAACTAACTGAATTAGGTGTAAAGGAAAATGATGAAGTGGTATTCGAACCTGAGTGTGAATATCCTTTTTATATAAATGGGGAAAAGATTTATAGAATGTTTTGGAATAATATAACTATGGTATTATGAAAACATCAAAAGACTTGAAACTTGAAATAATTAACGCAGGAAGATTAGCTGTATCACAGTTAATAAAAGTTGCTAAAGAAGATATTATTAAATATGATAAAGATGATGAGTTAGCTGCGGATAGGTTAAAGAATGCAGCTGCTACTAAAAAGCTTGCTATATTTGATGCATTTGAAATATTAACAAGAATTGAATTAGAAAAAGATTTATTAAACGGAGTTGAAAAAGTAGAAGAAAAATCAAGACAAGGATTTGCAGAAAGACGATCAAAATAAACTATATACTATTGTAAAAAACCATGTATCTAAACAATCTATGTTGAAGATGAATCAGCATAGATCTTGGGCTTATGGTTATAATCCTAAACATGATTTGATTGTTATTAGTAAAGATGGAACCGTAGGTGATATATACAATATAAATGGTTTGTTAATTGGTTTACCAAAAACTCCAAAACAAATTTTTAAAAAATCTAAAAAAACTTCTGATCAATACTGGTCTGTGTTTGAGTATCCTAAAGTTTTATCAAAAATAAATTCTATATTTCAATGGCATGAAATGAATACTGAATTTAAAAACCAATGGGTTGATTATATTGAAAGTGAATTTGACAGGAGAGAAGAAGGTTTCTGGTTTTATAATAATGGAAATCCAACATACATAACAGGGACTCATTATATGTATTTGCAATGGACAAAAATAGATATTGGTAAACCAGAATTTAGAGAAGCTAATAGAATATTTTATATTTTTTGGGAAGCATGTAAAGCTGACAAAAGAAGTTTTGGAATGTGTTATTTAAAAATAAGACGTTCAGGATTTTCTTTTATGGGATCTTGTGAAGCAGTAAATACAGCTACTATAAGTAAAGATGCAAGAGTAGGTATACTTTCTAAAACAGGGTCTGATGCTAAAAAAATGTTTACAGACAAAGTAGTTCCTATTTCTAATAACTATCCTTTCTTTTTTAAACCTATTCAGGACGGAATGGATAGACCAAAAACTGAATTAGCTTACAGGGTTCCAGCTTCCAAGATTACTAAAAAAAACATGTTTCAGGCAGATGAAGAGGAGTTAGAAGGATTGGATACAACTATAGATTGGAAGAACACTGCAGATAATAGTTATGATGGAGAAAAATTAAAACTATTAATTCACGATGAATCAGGTAAATGGCTAAAGCCAGATAATATTATAAATAATTGGAATGTAACTAAAACTTGTTTAAGATTAGGTAGTAAGATTATAGGTAAGTGTATGATGGGATCTACGTCTAACGCTCTAGATAAAGGAGGTTCTAATTTTAAAAAATTATTTTATGATTCTAATGTAAAAAACAGAAATCAAAACGGTCAAACTAAAAGCGGATTATATAATCTTTTTATACCAATGGAATGGAATTTTGAAGGATATATAGATAGATACGGAATGCCTGTGTTCAAGACTCCGAACAAAAGTATTGTAGGTTCTGACGGAGAATTTATTTATCAAGGGGCTATTAATTATTGGGAAAATGAAGTAGAATCTTTAAAGAAAGATGCAGATGTTTTAAATGAATTTTACAGACAATTTCCTAGAACAGATTCTCATGCATTTAGAGATGAAAGTAAACAGTCATTATTTAATTTAACAAAAATTTATCAGCAAATAGATTACAATGATTCTTTAATTAAAGAACATTTTTTAACGCAAGGTAGATTTAGTTGGAAAAACGGAATCAAAGATACAAAAGTAGTATGGTCTCCAGATTCTAGAGGTAGGTTTTTAGTTTCTTGGATACCAGAAAAAAACTTGCAAAATTGTAGGTTAAATCAAAATGGAAATTATTTACCTGGAAATGATCATCTGGGTAGTTTTGGGTGTGACTCATACGATATATCTGGAACAGTAGGCGGAGGAGGGTCTAATGGAGCATTACATGGATTAACTAAATTTAACATGGACAACGCTCCAAGTAATGAGTTTTTTTTAGAGTATGTTGCTCGACCGCAAACAGCAGAATTATTTTTTGAAGATGTTCTTATGGCTTGCGTGTTTTATGGAATGCCTATATTAATAGAAAATAATAAACCTAGATTATTGTACCATTTTAAAAACAGAGGTTATAGGAAATACTGTATGAATAGACCTGATAAAATTTATAATAAATTATCTAAATCAGAAAAAGAAATAGGAGGAATCCCTAACTCTTCAGAAGAAGTAAAACAAGCTCACGCTAGTGCTATAGAAAGTTATATAGAGAAGTATGTAGGAATGGATATGGAAGGTTCATTTAGAGATAAATTAGATATGGGAACTATGCATTTTAATAAAACTCTCGAAGACTGGGCTAGGTTTAATATTAACAATAGAACTAAGTTTGATGCTAGTATAAGTTCTGGATTAGCTATTATGGCTAATCAAAAACACTTATACACACCACAAAAAAAAGAGTCAAAAATAAAGATTAACTTTGCAAGGTATAATAACAAGGGAATATACAGCGAAATACGCACTTAATGGTAGATGTAAAAATTGATATAAACCCAATAGGGTTTCCGAACTTATTTGTTTCTGATAGTGAAAAAGATACAGTAGAATATGGATTGCAAATTGGTCAAGCAATTCAATATGAATGGTTTCGTAAAGATAGTAATACTTGTAGGTTTTATTCTCAATGGAGAGATTATCATAGATTAAGACTATATGCAAGAGGAGAGCAGTCAGTCCAAAAGTATAAAAATGAATTAGCTATAGATGGTGATTTAAGTTATTTAAATTTAGATTGGACACCAGTTCCTATAATACCTAAATTTGTTGATATTGTAGTAAATGGAATGTCTGATAGATTATTTAAAGTTCAGGCATATGCACAAGATGCTTTATCTGCAGAAAATCGTTCATCGTTTCAAGATATGATTGAAGCTGATATGGTGGCAAAACCAATTCTAAATCAAATACAAAAAGGATTTGGAGTAAATCCTTTCGCAACTGATCCTGATGAACTTCCTAATAATGATGAAGAGCTTGCTTTGTATATGCAATTAAATTACAAGCCAGGAATAGAAATTGCTGAAGAAGAAGCTATAAATACTTTATTTGAAGAAAATCATTATTCGCAAGTAAGAAAGCGAGTAGATTATGATATAACCGTACTAGGTATCGGAATAACAAAACAATACTTTTTGCCAGGTGAAGGTGTAAAAATAGATTATGTAGACCCAGCTAATGTAGTATATAGCTATACGGAAGACCCTTACTTTAAAGATTGTTTTTATTGGGGAGAAATAAAAACTGTACCAATGACAGAACTTCCTAAAATCGACCCAAGTTTAACGAATGAAGATTTAGATGAAATATCGCAATACAGTCAAGCTTGGTATGATTATTATAACGTAGCTCAATTTTACGAAAACAGTATTTTCAATAGAGATACAGCAACGCTATTATATTTTAATTACAAAACCACTAATTCTATAGTATACAAGAAAAAGAAATTAGATGGAGGTGGAGCAAGAGTTATAGAAAAAGATGATCAATTTAATCCGCCAGAAGAAATGATGGAGGAAGGAAATTTTGAAAAAGTTGAAAAGAAAATAGATGTTTGGTATGAAGGGGTTATGGTAATGGGAACAAACATAATGCTGCAATGGAAAAAAATGGAGAACATGGTTAGGCCTCAGTCTGCCTCTCAATACGCAATGCCAAATTACATTGCATGCGCTCCAAGAATGTATAAAGGTGTGATAGAATCTTTAGTAAGAAGAATGATTACGTTTGCTGATTTAATTCAAATGACACATTTAAAGCTCCAGCAAGTAATTGCAAGAACTGTGCCTGATGGTGTATTTATAGACGCAGATGGTTTAAATGAGGTAGACTTAGGAACAGGTAATGCGTATAACCCGCAAGATGCATTAAGATTATATTTTCAAACTGGATCGGTAATTGGAAGAAGTTATACTCAAGACGGAGAGTTTAATAATGCTAGAGTACCTATTCAACAATTAACTGCTAGTAGTGGGCAGGGTAAAATTAATAGTTTGATAGGAACCTATAATCATTACATGGATATGTTAAGGAGTGTAACAGGATTAAATGAAGCTAGAGATGGCACTAAACCTGATCCATATGCTTTGGTTGGTGTTCAAAAATTAGCAGCTTTAAATTCAAATACAGCAACACGTCATATCTTACATGGAAGTTTATATATAACTCAAACTTTAGCTGAAGCTCTTTCTGTTAGAATAGCAGATATATTAGAGTATGCTGAATTCAAAGAAGAGTTTAAAATGCAAATTGGAAAATATAATGTAGGAATATTAGAAGATATAAAAGATTTATATATTTATGACTTTGGCATATTCATAGAAGTGGCTCCAGATGAAGAAGAAAAAGCACAGTTAGAACAAAACATTCAAATGGCTTTATCTAAAAATGATATAAATTTAGAAGATGCTATTGATATAAGAGAGCTTAAAAATATAAAACTTGCCAACCAATTACTTAAAGTTAAGAGACAAAAGAAGCAAGAGAAAGATCAGCAATTTGCATTAACTCAAAAGCAAATGGACGCACAAACAAAAATGCAAGTTCAGCAAATGCAAGCAGAACAGGAAATGAAAAAGCTTCAAATGGAAGCTCAAGTAAAAATGCAAGCAAAACAAGCAGAGGTGGCTTTTGATATAGAAAGGCTAAAAAATGAAGCTATGTTAAAACGTGAGTTGATGCAAGTAGAATTTGATTATAATATGCAGCTCAAAGGTAGAGAAGAGCAGGCTATAGATCAAAGAGAAAAAAGCAGAGAGAAAGCTAAAAATAAAAGAATAAGTCAAGCTAATACTGAGCAGTCAAAATTAATTGAACAAAGAAAAAATAATTTACCACCTATAAGTTTTGAATCTAATGAAGATACTTTAGATGGGTTTGATTTGGCTGAATTCAATCCAAGATAAATAAAATATAATGCAAAAAGTAAGTGGGCCGCAATTAACCCAAATCAGAGAAGAATTTAATTTAAGGGTAGAAAGAAAATCAATTTTAGGTAAAACCAAAAAAGTATTTTGGGAATCCAAAAGAAGATTTTCAAATATTTAATACACCTAAAATTATATTTATAATTATTATTAACTTTGTAAAAATTAAATCAAATGGAAATTAAAGTAAAAGATTTAGGCGAAATGGAATCTAAATCAACACAAGAAATTGAAAAAGAACTACTAGATAAGCATGAAGCTCAACAAGAAGCGTTAGATAATCCAGCGCAAAAAGATGATGTTGATCGTATAAATCTTCAAGAGACTCCGGTTAAAGAAGAGGTAGTAGTA